GTCGTAGCGGCCACCGCAAACACCAAAAAAAACAGGGTCCCCAGGCCACCACCCACAAGCAGAATAAAAGTCAATAAATTAACCAGTTTTGGCCCCCTTTGATGAGTTACATGAACGATGCAACACTTGCAGGTTGGCTAAGTCATTCGTTCCACCCTTTGATAACGGCACTTTATGGTCAACAGTCAGTGGGTCACCGACCGTACCGATACCCCCGCACCCAGTGCAATTTATTGCGTTTTTTAACAGAATTTGACGATTACGACGATACTCGCCCTGATTATAAGCACGACCTGGCCCTTTTCTTTGTTTTATACGCTGACAAGAACGACAAAAGGACCGAACAGTAGCAGTAGGATGAAATAAAGCCTGACAATTTAAGCAAGGCCTCGGTGGTTTATTTCTAACCTGGACCACCCCCACCCCCTTTATTTTCTAACAACGCCCCGATATAACTTAAACAAAACGCTTGAACATCCAACGCAGTCAAGTCCGAATCAGTTTGAATGTATTTATTATCAACTTCAATAAGCATTGTGAACTGACCAGCACGAACATCAGCATAAGGACCACGGTCAGCCTGCACGATGACATGAATTAAATTTACAATGCCTTCATTCTCAAAACGATAAAAGATACCTGTACCGTGGATGTTAGTTATCTCTTTAAAATGCGTTGATCCATACCTAAAGGACTCAGGCACAACCTCATTTACTAACCTTGCTGAATCTGTTTTAAAAACCACTATTTATTTCTTTCTTTCTTTATTTCTTTATCCATATACGCTACGCGGGGAGTACGCATACTAAACCAATACGTTATGCATTTCATAACGATTTTTTCTCAACCAAATCAGTAAACTTAAACTCATTCAAAGCCTGCGTTATTTCTTTGGCCTCTTGCTTTCTTTCTTTTTTTTCATCACGCCAAGCAGCAGCACGGTCACGGTTACGCTCAACCTGCTTAATGTACTTACCGCCATAATTATCCCAATCATGAATCCTTAAAGCATTATCATTATTTAAAGTGTCTACAAAACCACAATCGATCAATGCATGAGTTAAGACTTCAGAGTCACCAGGCCAAACACAAGCATGAGCAATCTCATCAGGGTCATTATCAAGGAACCCATGACCCCAGTTATTTAATGCAAACAGCCAAAAGTTAACTACAAGGCCAAGAGCATGAGCCTGCTCAATTTGTAGCTCCCTCGCTAACTTTCTAACCTTACGGTGGTCACGCAGACCAATGTCAACACGGGTCCACATTACTGCTCCTCATCCAAAGACTTAGCAATAGCTCTATCTTTTAAAAGCTCAAGGTAAAGGTCAAAAGGCATCACAACAACCTCTTTATCTTTTATTTTTGTGATGCAAGCAAAGCGTGCAGCGTTTTGAAATTGACGGACAAAAGACACTGTAGACCTTAAGGAATCAGCAAAACCATGCTTCCAGGGTAAAAAAGTCATTTCTTTTTTTTGTTTATCGCCTAATGCTTTAGTTAATTTTTTTAATGAGTCATCACTATTAGTCATCTTTTAGCTTTCTGTTCTTGGACAATTTCATCAGGTGTTCTTAAATTTAAAGTTTTCTTTTTATTTTCACGCCAAGACTTCTCATAAGTAACCATGCAAGGCTTACACCAGGATTTGACTCCGCCGATCCCTTTATTACGTTTTGAGAATCCATCAAGGCCTTTTCGTTCCTTACACTTACTGCAAACCTTTGAAATTAACGCACCCCACTCGTTATAGATTGGTGCAGCAGTTGACTGACGAACCCCAGCCTTTCGGTTTTCATTTATGCAGCTAGCACAGCGAGAGTGACGACCACCCCAATCATTATTATTAATCGGAATTTTATTAACACGCCTATAACAAGAAATACACCGACGACTAATGAGCCTGCCATTCCTGCTAAATTGGGGTTCAAGATTATTAAACTCATTAAAAGCCCTATTAATCGTTTTCTCAACAACAGAATGTGTATCCATTTTTTGACGATAAATACCAGGGATCCCCATGAAACCCTGGTCATCATTTCTAATGACTGATGTCGCAACACACTCAACCATCACTGGACATCCCAGGCAGACGAGATGCGTCTCAAAATACTCGAAATCCGAGTGCTGCCTTGGACTGTTTGGAAAAAATAGCGAAGTGTCAAGATTGTGACAACTAGCCCTAGAAAACCACTCACTAGAATAAGCAACCTCCTCAAACTCATGGACCCTCCGAATTAATACTTTCACCCTGCTCATGTTTTAACTCTTTCTTTATGTTTTTTTCATAAATGAAGTAATTATCACCGCACCATAAATGCAATCCCAGTCCGAGGTTCATAGCAGCCCGTTTAATTGCATCTGACTCCGCGTGTTTGAGATTGCTGGCATTAGAACCCTGGTCAAACTCAACATCACCTGCTCCTTGAACAGTAAAAGGCCTCCCACCAACATAAATAGTTAGAGTTCCTATACAGCCAGTTAACTTTCCTTCATCGTAGATTTCTCTCTCAATTCGCCAATCATAAAACCCAACAGTGTCCAGGAGTCGCTGACGCACAACACCGTGCTCAACATAATCGCCTCCACGTCCTCCAGGTTTACTTTTTATATAGTTAGCTGGAAATGGCGTAATTAATTCCTTTAGTTCTTTATTCATTGAAGTATGTTTTCTAAATCAGAACGTTTAATAAAGACCCTTCTTACACCTGGTAATTTAACAGACGGCATACGGCCATCCTTTACCATTTCATAAACTGAACTTTTAGAAATTTTTAAAAGTTTAGTGGCCTCATCAACGGTCAATAGATTTAGACTTTCAATATTGTTTAATTTTGTCAATTGACACTCCTAACATACCTACACGAGACAGCGGTAGCACATGAGTAACACCCTCGTGAACTAATACAGCAACATCAATGTCATTCTTTACATAACATTTAATAAACGTGGCATTTTTAAATTCTTTTAGTTCAGAACTTGGATGATCCATGAAAACCAGGTCAACCTTATCACCACGATGAAAATTGAAAGACCGCAGGGGATGTGTGCTACGTACGCTAGATGCATGGGCAGAACTTGAACCGTTCATTTTTTTATATTGCATCTTTACCCCTTTGGCCTTTCACTTCGCTGGTACAGAAAATATATTTTTCTGTGTACAATTAACTTAAAAGAACCGTTTTATATTATCAAAGTGTACTTTAATATTTTTTTACCACTCCAAGAACATAAAAGTCGTTCTTTTATAAATATTATATATTATTTGAACACTTTTCGCTTGAGGACGAGCGTGAAGTGTGTACAATGACCACATGAGGCTAGGCAATGCAGACCATACAGTTATGGCACCCGATAATTACGATTATTATAATAATTCTATGGTTAGCGACACAAACAATAATGACTTAACGTTTGCTATTGCTTTGTCTAGGTTACGCAAATGGAAATCCATTACACAACAAGAACTAGCTGATGACATCAATGTCAGCAAAACGACAATATCCTCATATGAGAGTTTAATTTTACATCGCGTACCACCAAAAGCGTTGATCGATACAATGGTCGATTATTTTGATGAGGAACTTAAAGTATTAAATTTTGATTTATACAAATTAGCTGGATTATACAACGTCATGGGTACAGCAAAGCAAACATCAATAGAAACTGAGTTAAAAGAAATTAAAGAAAATATAGCAGACTTGACCCTTAGCATTCAAGAAATCCAAAAGGCACTTTATAAGGACAACTAAAATGTACAGATCAGGTCATAATAAAAAATTAACTAAAGCTGATGAAAAACTTTATAAATCTTTTATTAAAACCCTACAAGGTAGCAGCTACGACAAAGAGGGGATTGTAACCGACAGCGACCTAGCTGACCTCATAGTTCACGACCCAACACCTGTAGTAATTTCTAACATTTATGACGGCGAAATCTTATGGTACAACGCTGCCTACTCAAATCTTGCATACGAACAGGGTTATAGACTAAAAGACGTTCGGAACTTTGAAGCACTACAAGAATTTTTAAAAGATACTTTATTTTTAGATGAGAATATGGACTTATTCGTAGACGACCCAGCAAATAATAAATTTACATTTGTTAGAGATTTAGTACTACACCGTTTATCGCAAAAACATACTGAGTTTGAGATTTTCTCAGATTGGATGTCGCATATTAAAGATAATGGACAAACACCTTTGACCCTTAGAACCGTCTACATTAATTTTAAACAAGCAATATACATCGTTACATTTGCGGATTTTGAAAAATTTATCAACATGATGCCTAAACGCTATTTAGAAATTGCACTTCACAATATGAATCAAAAAGACCCTGGATAAACCAGGGCCTTTTCTTTTGGTTAACAACCAGGATTATCCAGGCTGTCGAATCCTTAGTTTAGTTCATCGGCCCATTTAGATTGACCAGCAACAAGGTCCTCATCAGAGATGTGAACATAAGTGCGTAAAAACGTTTCAGGAGTCTGACCCAAAAGAGTAGCAGACGTACCAATCGGAACGTTAGCTCGGTGCAAACCAGTAGCCACGGTGTGGCGAGTTGCGTGCAAGCCCATGTAACGAAAACCGCCCTGCTTACAGTAACGTTTGAATGCAGCCGTGTATGAGTCAGGATAAGCAGCCCGACCATTACCACGATGGAATAACCAGCCATCATTAGACCACAAATCACGGTCATCATTGTTAGAGTTCCAAGCACGACCGTAAACTTGGCCATTGTGACAACGCTCCAGGTGCTTTTTAAGCTCCAGGGTCGACCCAACGTCAAGCGGAACCAAGCGGTTATGGTTCTTTTTTGAGCTGGACCCGACAAAGTCAACAGTACGGCCACCGTTCCTAACTTTTTCTACGTGCTTATTTATTTGAATAGTTGCAATAGAACCGTCAGCAGAATAATTAATATCCTCAAGACGGATACCACAAAGCTCCCCACGACGAAGTCCAGTGGTCAAAGCAAGATAAAAGAAAAAATAGTCACGACGGATGCCGTCATTTGCTTTTATAAATTCAAGGATCCCTCGAACTTCCTCAATTGAATAAGCGTCACGGTTTGACTTGGGTATTTTAACCCTGGCTGTGCTTTTCTTTTTCATTGGATTGGTTCCCATGGCGTTAGTTTCCACGGCCAACTCAAAAACAGAGCTAAGAACCCCCTGCATCCGAGCAAGATAGCCAACAGACAAACCCTCTGCCTTTTTTAACTCAAGCCAACGATTAAGAATCATTGGCTCAATTTGAGTCATTTTAAGAGAACCAAAATGGTCAACCCAGTGGTTATTAAAATACATTTCATACTTTCGCATGGTTTCAGCACGCTCAACCTTTAAACGACAAGACGGTAGCCAAACATTTAAACAAAAACTTTTAAAAGTTGCTTTGTCAACGATATGGCGAACAGTTCCTTTATTTACGCCGTCAAGATATTCAGCAGCAGCTGCCTGAGCGTCACCTTTAGTTTTATAAGTTCCTGACCAAATAACAACGTTACGGCCTTCGTGTTTTTCCTCAACAACAGCCTGATACTTTACGCCATTTTTATTTTGTCTTTTACGAATCCTTGACGATGCCATTAGATATCACCTCCAGGACAAAGAACATGTCGCCAGGACTCAACACGGTCCTGCGGACTAAACAAGTCCTCAATATCCTCAAAACCATAGCCACACTTACAACAAGTCTCAGGACCAGCAACGACACGAATATAGTCGTCGCATTCCCCATGATGACCACACTCGAACCACTCAACAAAAGAGCCATCGCCAACGTCCTCGATATAAGAGTCGAACTTAAAATGACCAGGGTCACTCGGAACAGGCAGACAACCAGTGTCGCATTTTTCAGCATGGAACCAATCGCCTTGACCAGTTTGGTCATAAAGACGAGCTCCATGCTTGCAAGTTTTAACAGCAGACATTATTGAACCTCCTCAAACTCAACAAGACGGTAGACCTTAGCCACACGGTCACAATCCTCTTGACGGATTTTATACTCGATAGCGTCGGTAAGAGTCTCAAAGTAGCCACAACCACCATAACGACCCTCGTCATTATAAGTTTTTACAATGAAATTTGGTCCATTTAAACGGTCCCAGGCTTCCTGACAAGCGTCAGCCATTTGATTAAGCTCAAAGTTTGAGAGCTTAACATTATGCGGCAAAGAGTCCTCAATGCTAAGCATAAGAACATTCTTTGACTTGCCTCTTTTAAGAACGCCGAGAACTTCCTCAGCGATCGCTTGATACTCCCAAGTAGAGAGCCTGACATTACCAGGCATTGTACTCATGATTGGATAGGTTAAATTAATTGCGTCCATTTTGACGACCTCCTTATTTTTGTTGCTAACCATGTGTTAATAAGACCATAATCATTGGCTATTTGCAAATAAAATGTTATATTTTTGGCCGACTTTTGGCCGACTTTAACCTGGAATTAATGAAATTATTGGATATAAAAGAAATCCTGGAATAACAAAGCCTATAAAAAGGCCGTTTTCTTTACATTAAATCCATAGTTTCCAGGGGTTCCACACCGTCCACAAAGCCTGGGGAGAGTAGGACACTGCCGACCTTTATTGGATAAACCCCGTTAACGCGGGGTTTATTTAGTTTTTAGACCCTTTATCAACACCATTTGGCCGACTTTTGGCCGACTTTCAGTAACCAAGGCGGTCATCGTCCAATTGACCATAAGCGGTAGAGTTTAGGCGGAAAAATGCAGAGTTGACTGCATCAGACACATTAAAGCGAATAACGAAGTCATCAGGGGTTATAGCAAAATTAACTCCGTCAATTATTGACTCTCTAGCAATTTGAGATCCCTCACCAGGCGGAGTTATTTCGATTTTTATACCGCTTGATAATTCAAGGCCTAGAACATTCAGCTGATTAGCAGCAGACAACGTGTCAACATTTAACACCATTGAAGAAAACCTAGGCAAAGCATCTTTAAATTTAGCCAACAAAAACAAAGCAGCAGTAGCCACGTCAGCATCAGTTGAATTTAAAAGATTTGATCGCTCCAGGTAACGCTTTAAATATTTAGCCTGACTAGCAACATCAGCAGCAGACTGAGTCGAACCGCCCTCTCTTTTTAAGTTAATAACGTTATAAATCAAATCATCATCAACAGGCTGGTTTACCTCAAGATAAGGAATATCAGAACCATCATCAGAAAAAACAACAGACGAAGTAGTAGGAAATGACGAATGCCTGTTTTTAAAGTTTAGAGTTCCATCAGCACCAACAAATAATGCACCGTTCTCGCTTTTCTCAATTTCCTGAAGTAAAGATAAAACATTATTTGATTTATTTATCGACTGCATTATTGAATTACCAGTGTCGACTGAAGTAGAACCTGAAAACGCAACCTGTGCATTAGACAAGATAGATGAAACCATAGAACCTGAGTCAGTAGAACTAACAGACAAAGAACTGGTCTCAATATTTGCTAATTTAACAAAAGCATCAGAACAGGATACCTGCACCTTAGATGTTGTTTTATTTGGATATTGAGTAACCCAGTCAGTAACAAAACCAGTATAAAGATTAGTGTAAGTCGACTCACCAGCAACCAAACAATCAACTACGACCTGAATCAATGGTTCAATTCCAGGATAATAAGGACCTGCTGCATTAGCAGGGTTAAACCTGCCATCGGTAGAGTTTTCTAAAACAATTTGAGCAGTACCAGCCGAAAACGAGTTGAGATCCCTGGACCTTCCTCGATTTATTGAAACAGATTGAATGTAAGAAGTAACATCAGTAAGAGTAACAGCACCCCCAAGAACATTCCCTGAGTCGAGTCGACCACGAATCGCATCATCCAAAGTGAAAACATTTGGAGTAAACCCAAAGCGAACCCTAAGAGTTGGTGCAGCCATTAGATGACATCAAAGCCTGAAATACGAAGTGGAAGTGGACCATTTGAACGTTCAAACTTTCTAAGCTCCTCAACGATTTGACGACCGATGCTAGCACCATCAGCCCCCATCCCTGCATTTACGTTGATGTTTACATTGGTCTGGCCAAGGTTGCCGCCAGCTCTCGACAACGGAATTACAGCCTCAGGCCCACGTTCGCCAATTAAGGCAGTAGTTGGCTGAGATACAATACCACCCTTGGCCAAGCGTGGAATGTTAGGTAGGTCAGGCGGGTCTATATCTATGCCGAAAAATGAAAAACCAAGTCCTGAGTTTAAAGAATTAATAAAACCATTAATTTTATCAATTACTTTATTAAACACAAACTTGACCCCTTCAAATACAACACCAGCTGATGTTTTAAGAACCGTCGAAATAGTTTCTAAAAATGACTTCCCAAAATCTTTTAATTTTGGAGTTATAAAATCTTTCACTTTTTTTAATCCATCAACGATCGCTGAAGTTAATACTTTAACGATATCCCAGCCTGAACGGAAAAATTCTAATAAACCATTAAAAATACCTTTTAAACCCTCAACTGCTAAATTTACGTCACCAGTAAACAGACCCTTTAAAAAATCAACCCAACTCATAAAGTAATCTTTTAATTTATTAAAAAATACAGTAACAGCACCAACAGCATTCTCGAATCCCTTTTGAAAACCCTCACCCTTAAAAAATGCTACAAAACTACTAAACAAGTTACGCATAAAAGCAACTGAACGGTCCACAAAGTCCCTAAACACTTCAACATTGTCATAAGCAAAACGAAACCCAGCAGCCAAAGCAGCAACAGCACCAAGAATCAAAACAAATGGACTAAACAAAGCAGCAACCGCACCAGCAAGAGATACAACAGATGCCAGCAAGATCCCTCCAATAATTACAGCAAGACCAGTAAAGGCAACCTTAGGGTTTTCTTTGAAAAAATCATTAATACGTTTAAATACAGGCGTTAAACGCTCCTCAAGTTTTTCAAATGAAACCCGTATGTTATTAATTAAACCCTGAAACTGAGCAGAACCAATAAACTCCTTAACATTATCGCTAAATGCTTTAACCCTTGGCTGTAAATTTTGAAATGCAGCCTGTGCCTTATCAATAAACTCTAAAAGAACAGGTGCTAACTTTTGACCTATCTCAATTACAAAAACATTTATAGCTGCCCTTATTTTGTCCAGGACAAGACCAATACCACTTGCACCTTGCGTAAAAGCAGCCTCGGTAGCACCCGCAGCGTTACCAGCAGCCTCAAGTTCAGCAGCAAACTTTTCGGAACCTTTACCCGTTAAGGTTTGAATAGCACCAAGAGCCTCGACTGAACCAACAAACTGAGCTAAAGGTTTACCCTGAGCCTCAGCTCCAGCCTTGATTATGTCAAAACCTTCTTTCATATTTCCACCGCCAGCAATGAACTCCTCAAAACTTTGACCAGTTAGTTCAGTAAATAATTTAGAAATCTGACTTGTTGGCTTTGCTAGTTCAGATAAAGCAGAACGAATCTGAGTCATTGCAACACTTGTCGGAGTACCAGCAGCAGTTAATGTAGCCGTCGCAGCAGTAACATCGCCAAAAGCAATCCCCATAGATGCTGCAATTGGTGCCACGTTAAACATAGCGTTGGACAATTCCTCAACCGTGGTCTTACCACCCTTAACAGCAGTAAAGATAATATCGGATGCCTCACCAACGCTGATAATGTCAGAACCAAAAGCATTGACAACCGTAGTTAAACCATCAACAGCTGTGCCTAAATCAGTAGCACCACCAACAGCTAATTTATTCGCAGTTTCTAAGAAATCAAAAACATTTCCAGGTGGTACACCAGCAGACAAAGAGTTATAAAGAGATGGAATAACATCCTCAGGTAGCCTGCCAATCTCTTTAGATAACGTTAAAATATCTGCGGACATTTGATCCATAGCCTCAGAAGTGATGCCAGGCAAAAGAGTAAATACTTCATTCATGCCATCCTCAAAAGCACGGAACTCACCGATAGCTTTAGTAGCAACAGCACCAGCAGCAACACCAATGCCTGCAAAAACTTTATTAATTTGGCCGCCTACACGGTTCATGTCTTGGCCCAGGGCCTCAAACTTCTTACCGACGGCTCCAACTTTACCTAAAAACTTTTTAGTGTCCGCTAAAAACTCAAACCTTAATGTTTTCTTTTCCATTATTTACCTTTGATGGCCTTTTTTACAATTCCGTACATTTGATCGCTATATTCCAAAGAAAGTCCAGGAACTACCCTGGCTATTGTTTTCTCAGCAACATAACCGCCATACTTAGTCCCTTCAGGAAAACCACCCTGACGACTCCAAAAATCACCAACCCACTCCTTAAAAACTCTACGTTTCATTTTTTCAGCAGGATAATAAGAACCCTTGATCCCTCGATTATTAAGAGCAACACCTGGCTGTTTAGCACGACCAACAACACCACGCTGCGTCTTACTCAACGTATTTGACGAACCTTCCTTAGTTCGACCAACTACAAGGTTTGGTATAAATTGATATTTACGACCAAACTCAAGGTTTCTAACAAATTGGTTAGTTTTACGGATATCTAAAAATGCAGTTTTATCGGTACCATTACCAACATAACCAGCAGAACCCCGCTGTCTTTTAGGTACAGCAGCACCCTGCTCACGTTGCCGCAAAGCCTCAGCTCGTGTTTTAGCCTCAACTTCTTTGGCCAATGACTTATGAAAACCCCTGAACTCCTTACGAATCTCGCCAGCTTGCTCCAAGCCTTTAAGTCCAGAAATTACATCATTAAGACCAGTCGCAGCAATACCTGAGCCAGTTGTCTGTTTGGTTATACCTTTAGCCATTACTTGCTCGCTTGCCTTTCCTGTTCATTTCGTTTTACTAGTGAATTTTGTAAACCAACAAAATACTCGATCGGTAGATGAGCCACCTCGATTGGGGATAAACCCGCAGCAACTGCGACATCGCAAATTAAACTGACAAAGTGACCCTCATCTAGTTTGGGGAATCATCCCCTTCAAGACCGTCAATAGATGCAACGCCTTCTAGCCATTTATCAAATGACTCAGATACACCTAAACGCTTAGATGCGTGCCAGCATAAATACATTAACTCCTCAAATGCTAAATTTTGAAGTTCAGCAGCTGGACGAGTTCCAAATTTACGCTCAACAGCAACAAAGTCAATCGGCCTTAAATCAAGCTCTTGCTTAGTTTCATCTACATACACCAAAGTGAGCTGGTGTAACCCTGATGTTCCAGCCACGATTAACTCGTAGCTCTCGTGATGGTTCCGCTTGTAGGCCAGGTCACGGAAGTCGTGGCCAAATCCCCAACGGCATTCCCAACAGGAACGTGCTGAGTTATTAAACAGTTACCTGAATAACTTGGATTAGTAGAACTAACTGCACCGCTTGTAGGTTTAACTACAAAAGCAACTGATGTCCCAAGTATTGGAAATATAGTTGCATCGATTTCGCTAGCTGCAAAATCACTGTTGAACTCAAGACTCAAGCTCGCATCCTTCAATCCACCTTTTCTTGACCTAAAAGTTGAACCCATGGCCGTATCATCTTGCTCTTCAGCTGAGATATCCAGGGTAACGGAACGAACATGATCACTTAAATCAACTGTGTTGATAGTCACTGACGCATCAGTGAATACAAAAGTAGCCATAAAATATCCTTTTCTTTTTTTACTTACGCCAAGAATACTTATAGCAACAATGATATTCGTATTAGTGGCCTAGACAAGACTAAAACGTGTCTAACAAAAAAACAGTGCCTAAAACCGTCTGTACTGGCCACTTTTAGCCACTCTAAGACGTTTTTAATGTACCTACGCATAACGGTGGCCTAAACAACATTAACGCCTTAGAACGCAACGTGAGAGCAGTTAAACGCATATTTTTATATTCAATTAAATAAGCATAAAAAAACCAGGCCCGTAGGCCTGGCTTTGATTTTCAGTGACTTGAGATCCCTGCTCAGTCGAACATACCAGGAAAAATTATGTCACCATCACTGTAAGTGACCTCCTCAAGTTGGTCAAAGACCTCCTCAAGGCCCTGCAAGCACTCCTCAAGCATTTCATATTTTAAGGTACCCTCAAAGTTGGTGCCTTCAAGGTTTTCTTTCCATTCCTCAATTTCATACTTGATGTCCTCGACCTCTTGCTTAGCCTCAAGAACTTTATCGACCGCCTCATTGAGACGGACAACTCGACTCTTAGGTTTCCTCAAGAGCTTACGGTCCCAGTGCTTTTTAACTTCCACAAAGAAGTTATTAAGTTGACGGTCCGTAATTACCAGCTCACCATTAGTCCAATTGACCTGCGGATCACTAGGTAGCTTTATAACGACGGGTGGCTGTACCCGCCTAGGTTTTTTACTCATAACGACCTCCTTAATTTCGTTGCTAACCATGGCGTGATATTACCATAACTATAAGAACTTAGGTCGGTCCTTTTCTTTTTTGATTAACTTTCTATAAATTTTGTTATTTAAAGAGTCAAGCCACCAGTAAAACTCCCAGTAAAGCTCGTATTTTAAATTAATTAATTTCTGTAGGTTCAATTTTTTCATTAGGTGCCTCCCAGCAATGAGCAGACTCAGACCAATGACCCCAGCCTTGCTCTGTTTTGTAAACTAAAAATGATGCATATCGGGTAGAGAGGTAAGGGTCATATGCAGATCCCTCAATTTTTAACACGGACTCCACCCAGGTCCAGGTTTTATCAATAAACTGCCATAAACCCTTTGCTGTTGATGTTGGATTTTTAGCAGACGCAAACCCGTTGCTTTCACAACCAATAACACGATAAGCGGTTTCATGATCCTCAGGCTTAAAATGTTCCTCAACTAAATCAGACCACTTGCTCCCCAGGACCCAAACATCTTGATGGTCCATACAATGCTGATAAACCGCAACATCGTTAGTCGTTGCAGGCAAAGACAAAGAGCAAGCAATTAATAAACTTAGCAAAAACCTCCTCGGTTATTTTCTAAAGCCAATGGTCAATAACCAAAGACCAAGCGACACAATTATAGCAACACCAACTATGTCCTTGGCTGTTCCAGTCAAAGTCAACCATGCAATAAAAAAACCAAGCAATGTAAAAGTTTGAGCCAGTGTCTCTTTTAATATGCTTTTAAGCCATTTGAAAAACTTACCAAAACTAAACATTTTGAAATTAAGTTTTTTCAGCAGCCCTATTATTTTTTTCATCTTATCCTCCTAAACGGCACAACACTAGCCGATATTATCTGACTAGCAATAATTACAGGAACGACGACCTCCTGTGCCTTTTCTTTTTGTTGATTAGTAAGGTCATCGCCCAATTTAGAGAAAACAATTTCATCAAAATCCACCTGGAATATTACAGCAGGATTTTCAAGAAACTCCTCAATTTGAACCTCAACAACAACATCAGACAAGTTATAGTCCTCAACGTTAGCATTCTGAACAGCACGCTCAACAAAAACCTCAACAGCCTCAGCAACAGCTTTATCTGACTTTACAGCCTCAGCAATTACAGCAACATCATTAGACTCCTCAAGGCCAAGGACTTCAGCAACAACAGCAACCTGCTCCTCGGTTAAATCCTCAACGTCATTAATTGCAGACTCAACAACTTCAGCAACAACAGCAACCTGCTCCTCGGTCAATTCCTCAACACCAACCTCAACAACATCTTCTATTATTTCCACCTTGGTCTCAGGCTTAAGCGACTCAACAAACTCCTCGACAACTTCCTCAACGTTTTCAGTTTCACGATCAGGCAATTCAGGAATGACATCCTCAACAACTTCAATTATTTCTTTTTTAGGCTCCAGGACTTCATCAGACTCAAAGTCCTCAATTATTGGTGGTGTTTCCTTAACTTCAGGCTCAACAATTACAATCTCAAAGTCATCAGGAACGTCAACTACAATCACTTCATCCTCAACACCTAAAGAATCGAAGTCGGTCTCTTCCTCAATTTTTTTCATGGTGTCAACAAACTCCTGGACCTTTTCATCATCATCGCCAATTATTTCAGCAAGAGGGGAGTCCTCTAATTCTTTTTTGATTTCGGCTTCTTTTTCAGCCTCAAGTTCTAACTCTTGAATCTCCACATCAGATAAAATGCTTTCATTTTCAGGCTCCAAATTTTCGCCTGCATTTTCATCTTTAACAAAGTCATCATCATTTTTAATTTCAAGAGTTTCATCCTTTTGATCGCTTGATTTACCATCATTAAAAACATCGCAATCACCTCGCTCAATTTGAGCATTAGTCATATAACAACCGTAAAGGTTTTCATTTTCAGCCCTTTCTTTATCTCGGTCAATGGTTCCATCCTCAAGCTCACCCTGGGTATATTCCACTTCCTCACCGTCAATTTTTACAATCACTGGTGCAAGAGTCGTAGTAGTAGTTGGCGGCGGCGGTGGAGGTTCAGGCTTTGGTGGCATAGTTGTCGTTGACGAAGTGGTGCTAGACGAAGTAGTTGACGAAGTGGTGCTAGACGAAGTAGTTGACGAAGTAGTTGACGAAGTTGTTGTCGTTGTTGAAGTATCGAAACAAGTAGAACTTGGTGCAGACCAATCAGCAGAACCAACAAAAGGCTCCTGATTTGGAATAAAAATGGTTAATTCCTCAGTTAGAGTGCTAAAAGAATTATCGGTGTCATTATCAGCACGAATCCTAGTCCTAAAAGTTCCATAAGGGTTTTCAAAATAGGTTTTTAAATCATCGAGCTTAAAAACAAAATACTGCCAGGTTAAGTTTTGACCATGACCAAAAGAAGTTGATACGCAAAACGAACTAGAAGTGTCAATCTCAGAATCAGAGATCGTGAAAAATATGGTGTATTTAGTAGGCGGGGAGTCCTCAAAACCATCAGACGAGTAAATGCCAACAGTTAAATCACCAGTCGTAGAATCCAAAGCTAACGATTGGTCATATGGCGGCTGGGTTGGTACATGGTCAGCAAAGACTGGGAACGGAGTAATCAAGAAAATAACTAACCCAACACGAAATATAGTATTTAATTTTTTAACTAAATTAATTTAATTTAGCCTTTATTTTTTGGCGTCCACTCTTCAAGGCCATTCTGTAAAGCGGTCACAGCAGCGACAGCTCCAGCAACGAGTGCATTAGTCAAAACATCCATCTCAACCATCCCAGTCCCCGATGCAGTTAGAATACCAAGAAAAGCCTGGATGAAAGTCCTGAGAGTTCTAATCCCAACTTTCATGGCCCAATCTTTGAAATCCATTTATTGCTCCTAAATATATTTAGTTAAAGCAACTGCGGTCATAAAATTGATTGAGCCAGTAGGTTCTAATTTTTTTTCGCTTTGGAATGACTTTACAGCCTCCTCAGTTTCGCCGCCAAAGTCAGAGTCAGCTCCAAACTTAGGTAGGCAATCAGCCTCCCAATTAAGCAGTAACGTCTGCAAAAATTGTACATTTAAACCATTATCACCTTTAGACAACAGATGCTCCTTATTTTTATCAATTTTATCATTACCAGGGTCAGGCAAAACCTGGCCTAGATTGACATATTCAATGGTCACTTTTTCGCCAGCAAGCAAAGCATCTCGAACTTTTGGATACAAGGCCTCATACGCAGCCCTGGACCTGCCAATAAAACCATCTTTATTTTTATCAAGGTCCTCCTGAGTTTGGCCGACCAGCAGACACCCGTAGGTGTCAAATTGATCGTTTCCAGGATGAATTAATATGAATTGGAAATTTTGAACGTCACGAATCCAAAGCATACCTTGATGCCAACCAGGACCAAAAGCGTGCTGTGAATCGTAATATTTTT